ATCCGGTGGGACTCTGGTACTAAATAGTAGTACGTGCAGATACCGCGTCGGAAGACGACCCTTCGGTGGTCCTCTTTTGAGAAATGACTTTCATTTCCTTAGTCAGTTTGCTCAAAAGCCATCCTGGAGACCCCCAGTAGCTGCTGCTGGTTGCAGCAGGTGCTAGGATGTCAGCCCAGGGCTTAGTTAGTCTATCCTTGTATAGATCGCCCGAAGAACTTCGGACACCAGGGATTTTAACAATCTTCTGGATGAGCTCTATGTCATGAATAATGGCTTTGAGTAACTTCACAGGATTGTTAAATAAAGGCACCTCCTGCACCTCCGAAAGATCATCACAACGGAGTTCCTCTAAAATTGAACAAAGAACCATATCAAGGTTCTCCATCAAGATAGAGGCTGCAGGAAATGCCATCGCTTGCACTTCTGGTACGTGGTCTGGTACCTCCCAGAACATAAGAGCAGGATTAAAGGACCCCCCCGGGTCCGGTAACCCTGTTTCTTTGTTCCAAGAAGGGAACAGAACACGGAAGCGGCTCTCATAGCCGTGTTGCACGACCCTAGCTTTGTCCAAGGACATTGCTAGAGCCTGCACCACATTTATGATAGCAGCTCCCAGGAGTTGCAAGTCGCCTAAACTCATGGGTTTCATTTGGTTATACCAGATCGACCGGACTTGTGATGGAATTCCAGAAATGGAAGCCATCCAAGGGTACCGGAACGGGCTGTCTAACTTCAATGAAGGAAACTTCTCGAAGGACGATAGTGCCGAGATCCCTAACCGAATGGGGGTAGTTACTACCCCACCCGTGAGAGCAGGTCTCACTACAACCTTATAGGCCGTAGGTGTATAAAGACCTCTTAGGAGAGTCCCAAAGCCTACCGGTTTAGTCCCAAAGAAACCTTTGGAAACCATACCCTGTAGTTGTGAGACTCTTCCAGTCAGGCTCGTAATAGAAAAGAACTCTCTAGCAGATGCCGGAGAGATATTTTCCATCCCGAGTACACTCTGGGAGGCGAAGTTGAAGAAACCTCGACCAGAAATGAAAGATTTTGAAAGCGAAAGCTCAATCCCATTGCTGGAACAGAACTTCTGATACTCGCTTGCGACGTGTGGACACGCGAGAACCATATCGTCACCCAACACCAAGTAATTGTTGAAGGGCAACGGTCCGGTCCTCCATCCACCTGTCGCCTGGCTACCCATTCGGGACACGACTTGTGCTGCACAATACTGAATAATCAGATGGTGAAGCACAGCGAGGGCCCCCCATGAGCTATACATGCCCATGGGTTGTCCTCTAGTGTACCGAACGGTAGACAGTCCTTCTTTGATCGAAAACGACGGAAACGGCTTCTGGACCTTAAAGGTCCTATCCACCATTAGGTCCAACCAAGCTTTCGCTTGTTTCGTTCCTAACAAGGGACCCAACAAGCCTAAGTACAAGTTGTGGGGTATTGTATCCGTAGCTTTGGAGAGATCAAAGGAGAATATCTCCTGAAAACCTTTATCTCGGAACCGGTCAACAGCACCTTGTTGATCAAAGGTACCATCGACCTCACTCCAGCGCTTCAGTATGGAGAACAGGAAATCATGAATTGGGCGAAGAAGTGTTTGTGAGAAACAATCTCCAATCGCTATCGTCCTAATCTTTCCTGCTGCCTCCATAAGGAAGACCAGTTTTCCTACTAGACCGGGGGCATCACGCCCACTCCAGTAGGAACACTGCTTCTTCTTCCCACTCTTAGTGAGACCGGGCTTAGCAGTAGACAACGGAATCATTACTTCATCCGTATACTTCTGCTTTAGACCGATAAGGTTGTTGTACAGAGCGGTAACTCCCGGTATAACATCATATGCTTCTGCGAAACGGAACATGGGGGATTGAATCCCTGCCCTGTAACCGGCCACCTCCGCAAATGATGGATCCTTTGGAGACCCTTCCTGTACGATTTGCCAGGATAATGCATCGGTTACCCAACCGAGCCCCGCAGGTGTAACCGAGGGGCCTGCTTTTGAAGAAAAGAGCAGGTCACCAAGGAAGTACTTAAGGGGTGTGACCCCTACCTTACGGTAGAAGTCACTACAGAATCCTTCAA